TGCGGCCCGTACAACGCTAACAACTCGCCGGTCGGCGCAAGGAAGGCAAATGGTAGTGACTAAAATCGTGTAACGCGCAACAGAACCACCGCACATGCCTGCACCTTTACCAGCTATGCTGCAACGCGCGCACAGTGAAGCGGAATTGTGGGCGCGCGAATACCTGTCAACACGACAAACCTGTGATCGGGCGGCGGCGTAACAGCCCCGCCCACCACCAACCCAACCGGAGCAAACCAACATGAAAACCATCACACCCACACTGACCCCGACCACGTTTTTCCTGCCCGCCGATGACCTGCGCGCCGCGTTCCAGTGCATCAGCACCGGACAGACCCGCCGATATAATAGCGGAGTGTTTGTCGAAGCTGACAATCTGGTGGCGCTGGACGGCCACCAGATGCTGACGATTGAATTGCCGGACGGCTGCCACGTCGGCACGGAATGTTTCACGCAAGACATGGACGCGCCACGGATGCCCGGAGCCACAGGCATCCGTGGCGCAGGGTTCATCCTGTCCTGTGACGCAACCGACAAGGCGTTCAAAGCCAAGGCGTCTGGTAGCAGCGATCTGTGGGTTTATGGCGACATTGAAACCGGAATCCTACAGTTTGTTATCAATCATAAAGAGGGCGGTAAAATGCATCGTGTCGGCGTGCTGGAATTCACGCGCATCGACGGCACCTATCCCGAATGGCGGCGCATAGTGGCCGAGGTCGACGGGGGCGCTGAAAGCCTGTGCTACGATCCTGCCGTACTGGCACGTCTCGTTAAAGCCGCTGACGTGATCGACAAAGGTAGAGGCATCCAACTTACCGGTGGCGCTACACCGGGCGATCCGATCCGAGTGGATTTTGTAGCGTCGCCCCGCCTGCGCGGCACGCTCATGCCGATGCGGTGGACGGGCGCATGAGCCTCAAAGACTGGCAAGCCCGGTGGGGACATCACGTCCCCGCACAGGCCTTATCTGAACCCCTGAACCCTGAACCCAGTTAAAAGGAAATGAACCCATGCAAATCTATATTGCCTGCCTCGCAAGCTACAACAACGGAACACTACACGGGAAGTGGATTGATGCGACTAGCGACGTCGATGAGATGCAAGAGGATGTTGACGTCCTGCTGCGGTCTTCAAAGTATCCTAACGTCATGGTTGAATGTCCCGCGTGTGGTGGAGTGTGTCGTGTGGGGGCGTGTTCGACCTGCAAAGGCTCTGGAGTGTGTCGTTTGGGGGCATGTTTAACCTGCAAAAGCTCTGGGGAAGTCCCAAGTGCTGAAGAATTCGCCATTCATGACTTCGATGGTATCTCGAACCTTGGGGAATATTGCGGTCTTCGAGCGGTTGCCGATTATGTCGAATTCGTAGAGGCACATGATTACTTTGAAGCAGACGAGATCAAGGCAGTTATGGACGATTGCTGTGGTGATCTGGCCCTCGCCAAGGAGCGCCTAGAGGATGGTTACTGTGGCACCTTCGCCCGGTTCCGAGACTTCGCCGACGGATATGCTGAAGATTGCATATTTCCAGACGTGGATAACGAGATGGCGCAAAGATACTTCGACTATGAAAGCTTCGCCCGCGATCTTGAGATAGAGATGCATACAATCGACACACCGGTGGGCGTTATGGTTTTCCACGCCTGACGCAATGCAAGGCGGCTCACGCTGCACGTTCACGTCGAAACACTGGCCCGCCGCAAGGTTGGGCCGGTGTCTGGTCTAGGGCGGCCCCCTGACCACTGATGAGACAAGCCAACCGAACATGAAAAGGAGTCTAACGATGGAAAATTTCACTATCACGCATGACGCGACCGACCTTGATATACGCGTCGCGTTTATCATCTCGCCATATACGACCATCGCCGAATTGGCGCGTCGGTCGGGAAAGACTGTGCCAGAAGTCAAGAAAATTTTGATGGGGGATTACGTCTGACTGATAAGAGCGCCGCGATTATTTTCTTGACTGCACCGCCCGAATCATGCGACAAAGGGCTATCGAAACAACGCAATGAGGATCGAACCAATGACAAAACTTGCACTTGACACTGAGACCGACGGATTCACCGCGACGGTAGAACACGACCTGCATGGCGCGGATGAGTCGCCGCGCGAGTGGGCAATGGAAGCGTATTCTTTGGTTTCACCGCTCTTTTGCATCGCCAGACCCCGCGCCCGACTCGGACCCTGAGACCGCCCGCGACATAGCAACCGCAAACGATAACATATGCCTGCCCGTCTGGCTTTATTCGCACTGCGGCACCTGCTACCGCGCCGCTGAGAAAAATCCTTTCCATTGCCCATGGGACTCCGGCCTTTTTGGCTTCATTTACATCACCCGCGACGACGCGCGTAAGATATACGGGATCAAACGAATCACGGAAAAGCAACGCCTGCGGGTGCTGGCAGACCTTGCCGCGCAGGTCGAAACCTATTCCCAATGGACTAACGGCGAAACCTATTGTTGGGTAATCGAGGACGCCTTCGGCGACGTTATCGAATCTTGCGGAGGTTACTATTCCGAGGATGACGCCGAGTCGGACGCGCTAGCAGAATTGGCCAGCCTTATCAAACCTGAATCCGCCTTGGCGGTATAATGTTAGGCGGCGCGATTATTTCTTGACCGCGCCGCCGAATCATGCGACAAAGGGCTATCGAAACGGCGCACCGCGCCACAACCCAAAGGACCAACCCCATGAAAACTTGCCTCAAATCGCCTAAGCCAGGTTGCAACCCTAGCGACCTTGCCACCGCTGGCGCCTCAAGACTCAAGAAAACAAAAGGTTCCACCATGATTATCAATGGTTTTGCTTCTAAGGCTGCAGCCCTGCGTCACCTCAAGGCCGCTGGATACCCTATCCATACCATTCTCGCTACACCTGAAAGCAACCCAAAGGTCGCCAAAAATGGCAAGATGGACGTACTGACAGCACCTATGCACCTTGCACCTTACAACCTATCGGGCTTTCAAGTATGTGCCCAAGCCTCTGCAGGATGCGCAGCCGCTTGCCTTCATACCGCTGGCAATCCGGTCTTCATGGCTCAAAAGGACTCAATCCGTAAGGCGAAAACCGTGGCTTACTTCAAGGAGCGTGACGCTTTCATGGCGGTGCTATTCTTTGAGATTGCCGCCCATGCTCGCAAGGCCAAAGCCCTCGGGATGGAATGTGGTGTTCGCCTCAACGCTACCTCTGATCTTCCTTGGGAGCGCCGCAAGGTAAACGTGGATGGGACTGATGTTTTCCTAATGGATTATTTCCCCGAGGTGCAATTCTATGACTACACCAAGATTACCAAGCGGGCCATTGCGTTCGCCACGGGGGACACGCCTGAAAACTATCACCTGACATTCAGTAAAACCGAGGATAACGATGCGGATTGCATCAAGGTTCTAGAGGCTGGCGGAAACGTGTCCGTGGTTTGTTCCCTGCCTGTTTACAAGACAGCCAAGGCAACAGGCAGCCTGCCCTACCCCTACGATACACCCGACGCAATCGACGGGGATGCTCACGACTATCGCCCTGTCGATGGTGATCGTCGGGGTAACATCCGAGGCGGCTTAATTGTCGCCCTGAAAGCCAAAGGTGACGCCAAGCATGACACAAGCGGTTTCGTCCTTCGCTAATCCTTCCCATTCCTAGGGACACGAATCCCCTAGGCCTTCCTATCACACAGTCATAAGGATCATTCCCATGAAAAATGTAACCTACCTAATCAACGTGGCCTTCAAGGGGTACCACGATTTCACGTTAACATTGGATCGCAACGGCCCTGACAACGTTAACGCAGGACAGGCACTTTTTGTTAAGCTAAACCTAGAGAATTCCCTCGGCCCTGATTACGGGGTAAGCATGACACGCGTCGAAACCACGCGCCTATGTTTCCCCAAGTAATGCCGCCCGTCGATGATCCCTGCGATGATTGGTCGTCGCTTCCTGTTCCAACCTCTAAGCCCTCATGAAAGGACCCTTCACATGACACAAGCTCAAACAATCCTTCGCCACATCAAATCCCTCGGTTCAATCAGCCCTCAAGAGGCTTACCGCGATTACCAGATTACACGCCTTGCCGCCCGTATTCTCGACCTCAAGAAGGCGGGGTACCATATCGAAACTGAGATGCGTGAACATCCTTTAACTGGCACTCGCTATGCTCGATACATTCTTATTCTGGAAACAAGCGGCAAGACAAACACAAGCTGTTTCGTCATTCGCTAATCCTTCTAATATCCTAGGGGCTGAATGTCCCTAGGCCTTACCATAACTGATTACACCTGAAGGCACCTTGCGCCCTGTCCTGATCGACCGTGGGCCATACACCGAAGAGGCTTACCGCGATGCAATCCTCGCAATATGGGAAGGAACTACACCATGATTGATGCCGTTACCCTTCAAAAGCTTAAGACCCAACCCGAAACCCTATGCCACGGAAGCGGCGCGAATGGTGCCTTCTCCACCGTCTATGAAGGCCCTATCCCCAACACCGTGGTCAAGGTAGGTCGAACAAATGAGGATGGTTGGCTGTTTTGGGCGGCGTACGTCATGACCCTTCAAAACCCTGAACCTTGGATGCCGCGTATCCTTGCCCTGCACATTGATGAACGGACAGACAGTTTCCAGGCGATCCTTGAGGCCCTCACTCCCACACAATGTCCCAACAGGCCTTCATGCTTTGGTGGGTTTCCCGACGTTATCTACGGTAGCAGGGCCATGCAGAATGTCCCAGTGGTCGAAGCCTTGTCAGTACGGATGCACCTTGAGGCAATCCAGAGGATCACCGACAAAGCGGAACCCTTCTGTTTCGATGCACATGTCCTCAACTGGATGATGCGTGGTGATCAGATTGTCCTGACCGATCCCTTCGCCTTCGTCGCGATTGACATGGAGCCACACCTCTACGCCATGGCCACGCAATCGCGAGGTCGTATCACCTTCAACAAAGCAAAGCCATAAGGATACAGTCATGAGCTATGAAGCCAACCTACCCGAGAGCACCCTTCGCCGCCTTTTCGAAGAGGATTGAACCCATGAAAAACTACTCAATCAACATCGCCAAGGCCTACACGCAAGCCGATTGGCGCGGCCTTCCTGCCCACATGCATCACGCCCTTGTCACCTTAGACTATGGCATGAGCGAGAGTGAGGCCGTCGCAGAGCTTTGCCGCCTGCAAACCGCCTACCCGTGGCCCGAGTTTCACCTGACCCTGACCGCCGTGGAAATCATTAGACTGGCTGAAAAACTGTATTCGTCAGCACCCATGGATTTCCTTAAGGCGCACCAATGGGACAACCTAACCAGCAGCACACACGAGGGGGACTGACCTATGGTTTCCAATCAACAAACACAACAGTCACCCGCAGCCGTTTACCTAGAGATGTCTAAGAAAACAGGCTCTACCATTCTCGCCCGTATCTATCGAGAGCAGGCGGCGAAGCTCTCCAACACACACGAGGGAGGCTCTCATGATGATGTATAACCTTCTCGTGGTGTGTCTGCCCCTGATCGCCTTCTTAGGCCCTCTGTGCCTCGTCACAGCCCTTCTAGAGGGCACCATATGGAGGGACCGAGATTGATCGCCGAAAGCCTGTGGATGTACCTCACCAGCTTTAACAACGTCGGGCCGCTTTTAGTCTGGCTCTACATCATCGCTACCCTGATCACCCTGCTTCACTTCATCTTTGACCTTTGGAGATAGTACAGTCATGACCATACATACCAATACCACCACCACGACCGAAACCCTAATGTCCGACGGAGATTTCACCTTCATCGACCTGTTCGCCGGTATCGGTGGCCTGAGACGGGCGATGGAGCAGGTCGGCGGGCGGTGCGTGATGACCTCGGAATGGGATAAGTTCGCCCAGGCCACCTATCATGCGAATTTTCCTGATAACCGTCGAATTGAAGGCGACATTCGCGTACTCGAAGCAGCTGAAATCCCGGCCCATGATGTGCTCGTCGCGGGGTTTCCGTGCCAGCCATTTTCTATCGCCGGCGTCTCAAGTTTCAACGCGCTGAGCCGCCAGCACGGATTTCTGAACGAAACGCAGGGCACGCTGTTCTTCGATGTACTGCGCATCCTGCTGCACCACCGGCCCGCAGCCTTCCTGCTTGAGAACGTCAAGAACCTGAAGAGCCATGACAAGGGGCGTACGTTCGCGGTGATCCGGCGCAAACTCGAGGACGAACTTGGCTACAATCTCCACACCCGGATCATCGATGCCGCCCATTTCGTTCCACAGCACCGGGAGCGGATCGTCATGGTAGGGTTCCGCGAGGACGTTCCGTTCTCCTTCGATGACATGACGATCCCGCAGCGTGGACACCGCCGCATGCGAGACATTCTGCACCCGGAGGACGGCAGCGAAGCGCCTGAAAGCCATTTTACCTACGGGCCGGATGCAGCGGTCAGCGAGCGTTACACGCTTTCTGACAAGCTATGGACCTATCTACAGGGCTATGCCGCCAAACACCGTGCAAAGGGAAATGGCTTCGGCTTTGGTCTGGTCGACGGTGACAGCATCTCCCGGACGCTTTCTGCTCGCTACTACAAGGATGGTTCGGAGATTCTTGTCAGTCGCGGCGAAGGCCGCAATCCACGCCGGCTCACCCCACGGGAATGCGCCCGCCTCATGGGATATGAGGACAGCTTCCGCATTCCTGTCTCCGACACACAGGCCTACAGGCAGTTCGGAAATTCGGTTGCGGTTCCGGTATTCGACGAGGTCGCCCGTGCCATGCATCCGCATATTCTGGAGCTTATATAGCAAGGGTTTCAATTACCCGACACCCTAGAGTTATCTCCGAAAGGTTTCCCCTCATGTTGCACCCAATGATGAACGAACAGATCGCACTCGAAGCTGAGATGCGTGAAGCAACCCGTGCCCGTTACTTCCGCAACCACGAGAAGGCAGAGGAACGTGACGATTTCGCAGACACCCACGCAGGTCGTCAAACCCTAGACTTCATGCTGCTAAACTTCATCCAAGGTATCGAGGCATGGGTTGAAGAGAAGAAGGCTGGCAAGGCTGGTCGTCGTCCTCGTGCCCTCAAGCTGATCGAAGAGTTCGGCGATGTGGACACAATGGCCTTCATCTTCCTGCGTTGGGTGATCAACACAACCATGACCACCTCAAAGGGAGGCAAGGGTAAGAACGCACGGAAGACCCGAGTGGTTCTCTCGGCCACTCAGGGTATCCACGACGAGTTCCGTATGAGATACTTCGCAGAGAACCGGAAGGCGCTGCTCAAGAAGATCGTCAAGGATTTCCAGCGTCGTGATCTTCCTCGTCGTCGTCGTCGGGAATTGATGGTTCGTACCTTCCACCAACAGCAACTAGAGTGGAAGGCCGAAGGCTGGGGCCAGTCCGAACGTCTGAACCTTGGGTTGGTCCTTCTGCAAATACTGAGCAGCACCACAGGCGTTATCGAGGAGTTCGTTCAGTATGATGGTGCCCGCTCTGTTGACTGCGTGGCCTTTGCACCAGCGATGATCGAGGTGTTGGCAGACCGGATGGACAAGGCTGCAAACCTTTTCACCGTGTACTATCCAATGGTCGTGCCTCCCAAGGATTGGACTAACGATGCCTTGGTTGGTGGTGCCTATTACACCGATAACGTGCAGCCCTATCGCTTCGTGAAGGATGCGAAGTACAGATACCTCGCAGAACTCGAAAACCGCGACATGAGCCGGATCATTGACCCTATCAACAAGATGCAGCGCACCGCATGGCGCGTGAACCCTGTGATGGTCGATGTGCTGGACAAGGTGTTCTCACGTTCGCTCGATGTGCCCGGTCTACCCACGGCTGACCCCTTGGAACTGCCCAAGCCACCCGTAGGTGCGGACACGAACGAGGATATCGAGAAGGAGTACAAGAAAGACTGCTACGAGGTCCGCGACACGAACCGCCGCATGATCTCCAAGCGGATCGCTGTGCTGCGGACGATCTCAATGGCCAATCGCTTCTCTCGGTATGACGCGATCTACTTCCCTCACGATGTGGATAGCCGTGGTCGTTCGTACCCTAAGGTTCCCTTCCTGAACCCACAGGGCACAGACTACGTCAAGGCTCTGATCGAGTTCTCCGAGGGTAAGCCAATCGATACCCCAGAGCACGAAGGGTACCTCGCGGTGGCCGTTTCGAATGCTTGGGGGCAAGACAAGCTTCCCCTCGCTGATCGTGTGGCATGGGTCGAAGAGAACGAGGTGATGTTGCAAGAGATCGCCATGGACCCTCTCAACGATCTCCGCTGGACCAAGGCCGATGAACCCTTTATGGCGCTCCGTGGTGCCCTTGAGTGGGCTGGCCTGTGCAACTATGGCACTGGCTATGTATCCCACATGCCTGTCCACTTCGATGCTACCTGTTCAGGCCTGCAGCACTTCTCTGCCCTGCTTCGGGATGAAGAGGGTGGCTTTCACGTCAACCTGACAGGACACGAGGATCGTCAGGATATCTACAAGGCGGTCGCAACAAAGGCTGAGGCAAGCCTTCGTATCGCGGCAGATACTAGCGACTTCGCGAGGGTTGCACTGGAGATGGGGATCACTCGCGGTCTCTGTAAGCGCCCTGTGATGATCGTCCCCTACTCTGGCACGTTCAGCGCCTGCATGGACTACGTCTTCGACTACTACAAAGAGAAGGCCGAAGGGGGTGCAGAGATGCCCGTCGAGATGGACGTGATACGCTCGAAGATCAGCCCACTAGTCGCAAAGCATGTGTGGGATGCAATCTCAAGCACAGTCATAGCTGCTCGATCAGCGATGGATTGGATCACAGCGACAGCTCGGGTTGCCTCCAAGAACAGCATCACGCCTCTCCAGTGGACAACACCTGACGGTTTCGTGGTGCAGCAAGCGAAGTATGACGAGAAGACTCGCCGGGTTGAAACATACCTCGATGGTAAGATGTCCAAACTGAGCATCGTAGATCGCACCAACAAACTGGACGCTCGGAAGATGGGGCAGTCTCTCTCACCTAACTACATCCACTCTATGGACGCCTGCCACATGCGTATGGCGATCCTGAGGGCTGATGGTATGGGCATGTCGTTCGCTATGATCCACGACAGCTTCGGGGTTCACGCTGCGGACATGCCTCGGTTCTGTGAAGAGTGCATCAAGCCTGCTTTCGTGGATATGTACGAAGACGGGAAGAACCTTGAGCGTTTCCGTGAGGAGCTAATGCTCAACGTGAAGGACGAAGACACCGGGAAGATCAAACCGCTGCCCGAAGCTGGCAATCTGGATATCTACCAAGTCCTCGATAGCCAGTTTTTCTTTTCCTAGTCGCAGGCCTCTCCAATCTATTACCCGACACCCTAGATTATACCCCAAAACGCTCATCCTCAATCGAAAGGCCTCGCCCATGTCAATCATTCAAGTCGTTCGTCAGGGCACACACTTCGCCGTCAGGGACGGACAAAACACCGTATCTGTTCACAACACCCGTGGGCAGGCCATCAACGCAGCCATCAGATACAAGGAGAACAACGGCTTAGCATGATCGGATAACAACCCCTCCCCAAAACCCTCTCGCACAAGTGGACACCTCACAGCCCTGCACCATCACGGTGTGGGGCTTCGTGCGTTTTAACAGTCTCTCCAATAAGGACGAAAACACATGGCTAACAACGAACCAATCTCCATCGGCCCCGGAAAAGCAGTCTATCCCCGTCTAGCGCAGCCTGACACAAAGTTCGACGAGCTGGGCCAGTACAAGGCCGACGTTTCGGTGCCCTTGGCCGAGGCCGAGCCGATTATGGAAATCCTCTCGGAGCACTTCAAGGCACACACAGGCAAGGCCCCTAATAAGGCCGACAACACCATGTGGTACTTCGAGACCAACGAAGATGGCGACGAGACCGGCAATGTGGTCTTCAAGTGCCGCGTCAAGAACAAGCTGCGTAAGCGCGACGGTAAACTATGGGACCGCAAGCCTAAGCTGTTCGATGCTGCCCTCAAGCCTGTCGATGTAAACCCATTCGGCGGTTCGACCTATGTCGTGTCCGCTGAGGTCTACGCATGGGAAGCCGGTGCCAAGAAAGGCGTTAGCCTTCAACCGGTCGGCGTTCAGATCATCGAGTTGGTCTCAGGTTCCGGCCCGAGTGCATCCTCGATGGGCTTCAAGGCTCAGGAAGGTTACATGGCCGACCCCGACGAAGGCGACTATGCCGACGGCGAAAACGACACCCGTGATACAGGTAACAACCCTTCCGACGACACTAATGATGGTGGCGACGATGGCGATTACTGAACGAGAGTGCAGCAGGTGCGGGGGTGAAATCCCCTCGCACAAGCGCAGGGATAAGGGAGGGCTTGCACATGGCGAATAAACGGCAAGTCGCTCTGAAATATGGCTTCCGGTCTGGCCTTGAGGAGGACATTGCTGACGAGCTTACGAAGCATGATGTCGTGTTCTCCTATGAGGAAATGAAGATCGAGTACACAAGGCCTCAAAGGGTATCTAAGTACACACCGGATTATGTGGTTAAAACTCGACCAGATGGTTCGCTCCGAGAAGAGCCTCTTATCATTGAGGCCAAGGGTCGCTTCCTTGTGGATGATCGCGCCAAGCACATCCTCATTAAGCGTCAACACCCGCACTTGGACATTCGGTTTCTGTTCTCAAATCCGAAAGCCAAGATTTCCAAGCAATCCAAAACAACATACGCCAGTTGGTGTGAGAAACACGGCTTCCTGTACGCTAAGGGTCCCAAGGTTCCCCTAGATTGGCTTGAGGAAAACTGATGCTCCGCACAGATTTGTTCAAAACGGTGGATCGAGTTGAAACTCGGTTCATCGCCGTACGGGACACGCTTACCAAGCCTGGACTCGAACCAACCATAAGAGAACTAGATGTCCTCCACTGCAAGCAAGGTAGGCTTGGGGTTGGGTGGCACTTTGTCGTTCTGGGCACTGGTACAATCCAGCTTGGCCGAAACATCGAAACCTGTGGCTCCCATACCAAAGGACAAGACGCTCTATCAGTAGCCATCGGCGTAGTCGGAGGTCTTGACGAAGAAGGAACACGGGCACTCACCCGCACCACTGAGCAATGGCAAGCGATAGACGATCTGGTCAGGTTTTTACAGGACAGATATCCCGCTGCAACCGTCTCAGACAACCCAACCCCCGATTACCCGACACCCTAGATTTAACCCCAAAACGCTCAGGAGGCAAAACACATGGATGATCACGCCGAAGATAGTGCTCTAATGTTTAAAGGCCCCTGTGACGAATGTGGGTCCTCAGATGCCAACGCCGTATATACCGATGGGCATACTTATTGCTTTTCGTGTGACACGTACGGCAAGGCTGAGGGTGCCGAGGGAGCGTACACCGAGAGCCGCCCAGCGCCGCGTCCTAAGTTGGACCTTTTGCGTACTGGAGAGTTCCGCTCCCTCGGCAAGCGTCGTCTCACAGACGAGACCTGTCGCAAGTTCAACTATAGCGTTGGCGAAGATTGGAAGGGTAACACCGTCCAGATCGCAGGTTTCAAACGAGAAGGGCAACTGATCGCCCAGAAGGTGAGATATCCTAACAAGGAGTTCGTACACCTAGGCGAACAGAAGCCGGGCCTCTGGGGGCAACACCTCTGGAAACCCGGTGGTAAGATGCTCGTGATCACCGAGGGTGAGATTGACTGCATGACCATGTCACAGCTTCAAGGTAACAAGTGGCCGGTCGTGAGCTTACCAAATGGTGTGGACAAGAAGGGCAAGAGTGCTGTCAGAGCAATCCAACAGTCACTCGAATTCGTCACATCATTCGAGAAGGTCATCTTCATGTTCGACATGGATGAACCCGGTCGCATCGCTTCAACGGAATGTTCCAAGTTGTGCAAGCCCGGTCAGGCGTTCATCGCTGATCTACCACTGAAAGACCCTAACGAGTGCCACGTCGCTGGTCGGGGTAAGGAAGTGGTTGAGGCCATGTGGAACGCCAAGCCATATCGGCCTGACGGGATTGTCTCAGCGGGTGATCTCTGGGAACGCGTCAAGGCTCCCAAAGAGAACCATGCTCAGGAATACCCTTGGGCTGAACTCAACAAGAAGACTTGGGGCAATCGCAAGGGCGAGCTTGTCGTATGGACTGCTGGTTCAGGCGTAGGAAAATCCGCTGTGGTTCGTGAGGTGTTCTTCGACCTGCTCCGTAACAAGGGACAGAAGGTTGGCATGATCATGCTCGAAGAGAACATCGAGCGGACCACGCTGGGCATGATGGGCCTCGAGATAAACCACCCGCTCCATTTGGATCGCGGTTACTTCACAGAGGAACAACTTCATGACGCGTTTAAGGCAACCTCAGGTGGCGACCACCTTTGGCTCTATGACCACTTCGGCAGCACTACTGCTGGCAATCTTCTTGATCGTATCCGCTATCTGGCAACCTCTTGTGAGTGCGACTACATCGTCCTCGACCACATTAGCATTGCAGTTTCAGATGCCTCCGCCAATGATACCGATTTGGACGAACGACGACTAATAGACATGCTCATGACCAAGATGCGCTCCCTCGTTGAGGAGACGGGCGCTGGTCTGCACGTCATCTCCCACCTCAAGAGACCGCCGGGGGTAGGACACGAGGAAGGCGCTATGACCTCCTTGTCACAGCTCCGAGGTTCACATGCTATCGCTCAACTATCCGACATCGTGATCGGCCTAGAGCGTAATCAGCAGGACGAGGACCACCGAAACGAGACGATACTAAGGGTCCTCAAGAACCGCTTCTCCGGTGAAACTGGTGAGGCTGGAATACTATACTACGATCAATCCACAGGGCGTTTGAATGACACGTTCACGCCCACGCCCATACCCGCCACGGGTCCGGTTGGTGAGAGTGATTACTGACGATCACGACGGGGTCTTCGATCTTGCGGAGCGACTATGCGTTCTTGCTGTCGAAGACCCTGAGCTGCTGCTGCCCGAGTATCTCGAGGCCCAGCGCAAAGCACAATTTCTAGAACACTCAGGTTGGAAAAGGAAAACCGGCATGACTCAGAACCAGATCATCTTGAAGCACCTCAATAAGGCAGGCTCGATCACTGTACGTGAGGCCATTGTCGAGTATTCTATCCAGAGCCTGACCAAGCGTGTTCAGGAGCTGCGTGAGAGTGGCAACCACATCATGTCTCACGTCAAGTATCACCCTGTTACCGGCCAGAAGTACGTTCGGTACGCCCTCGATACAGTCCCCGCTTAATCCATCCCATATCGTAGGAGTTACCAATGGCTAGATACGCATTTGACATCGAGACCAACGGCCTCCTCGATACCATGGACACCATTCATTCCCTCGTGATCCAAGACGCGGACACGGGGGAGGTTCACTCCCTCAGCGGTAAGTACATCGAAGACGGTATCTGGATGCTTCACGACGCAGACCAGATCATTGGCCACAACATCATCGGCTTCGATATCCCCGCGATCCAACTCATCTATCCCGAGTTCCAACCCAAGGTCGAACAGGTCTATGACACCCTCGTCATGTCCCGAGTTATCTGGGCTGACCTAATGGACCGTGACGCCAAGGCAATCGCTGTGGGTAAACTCGAGAAGCGCCTGAGAGGCTCACACGGCCTCGAAGCATGGGGCCAGCGCCTCGGTGCGTGGAAGGGTGACTACTCTAAAGAGATGAAGGCTAAGGGTCTCGACCCGTGGGCCGAGTGGAACCCTGAGATGCAGAGCTACTGCGAACAGGACGTTTTCGTTACATTGAAGCTACTAGAGCTGATCAATGGGAAGAAAATAGACCCTAGATGTGTCGAGCTTGAGCATCGGGTAGCCTACATTCTCAAGGAACAGGAAGCTCATGGCTTTGTGTTTGATTATGAGGCCGCTCTCGATCTGCTCAAGACGCTGCAGACAGAACGGGCTGACGTGGAAAGCAAGCTACAGTCATTGTTCGACCCGTGGTTCGCTTACGTCGAAACCAAGGTCCCCAAGAAGACGATCAACTACAAGTCGGTTGAGCGTCACTCGGTGGTCGAGGGTGCGCCCTACTGCAAGATCAAGATGAACGTCTTCAACCCCGGTTCTCGAGCGCATATCGCGGATCGACTTATGAAGGTCCGTGGCTGGCGACCCACGGAGTTCACCGCCAACGGGCAACCTAAGGTGGACGATGAAATCTTGGGGTCACTCCCGTATCCTGAGGCCAAGCAGATCGCCTACTACCTGATGCTGCAGAAGCGTATCGGTCAACTCTACGAGGGCCAAGGTTCGTGGCTCAAGAAGTACAACGAAGAGACTGGTCGTATTCACGGACGTGTCGTAACCAACGGCGCTGTCACCGGACGCATGACACACTCCAACCCGAACGTAGCTCAGACCCCATCGGTCAAGGCCCCGTTTGGTAAGGAATGTCGATCCCTGTGGACCGTACCTGCTGGCAAGAAGCTGGTGGGTGTTGACGTGAGCGGCCTAGAGCTTCGCATGTTGGCTCACTTCATGAACGACCCTGAGTATTCCCGCGAGGTTGTCGAGGGTGACGTTCATACGGCCAACCAAGAGGCCGCTGGTCTGTCTAATCGCGACCAAGCCAAGACCTTCATCTATGCGTTCCTCTATGGCGCTGGGAACGAGAAGATCGGTTCCATTGTCGGCAAGGGCGCAAAGCAAGGTGGCGTACTCAAGAAGAGATTCCTAGAGGGTCTCCCATCCCTCAAGAAGCTAATCAACGGCGTCACAAAGAAGGCCAAGTCACACGGGTACCTCAAGGGACTCGATGGACGTCTCCTGCATATTCGTCACCAACACGCTGCTCTCAACACCCTGCTGCAATCTGCGGGTGCCCTAGTGTGCAAACGCTGGGCTGTCGAGTGTGAGATCGAACGGCAACGCCGGGGCCTTCAAGGCAAGGTCGCCTACGTCGCTAACGTCCACGACGAAATACAATTCGAGGTCGATGAAGACACCGCTGAGGAATGGGCCGAGATTGCGGTAGAGTGTATAGCACGGGCCGGAGTTTACTTCGGAATCCGCGTCCCCCTCACGGGTGAAGCAAAAATAGGAGATAATTGGAAGGGAACGCACTGATGAAGATATGCACCCGGTGTGGTGAAGAGAAGGACCTAGACCTGTTTTACCACCATAAACGGGGAAGCTAGGCAGGGATTCTCGGTGTCAATCCTGTCATAAACCGAATCGAATGAAAGATATCGACGAGGCGGCGACCGTGCGCGTCGGTTGAGAAGGGAGGCGACTCAGAGGTTTATGAAGAAAACCCCCAAGTTGCGGGCCTTTATAACGCCTTACGAAGAACACCCTGTTCTGAGTTCGAGCTACTCAGGGGCCGCTCCCGCGCGGAGGTACATGGCGAAACCAAGTTCGATTATGTTCTCTCCCGATTACTCACCACGAAGGCGGGTAATCCTCATGAGGTCGATCACATAAAGCCTCTCTGTGCTGGGGGCGCTCACCGTCTCTGGAACCTATCAGTAGTGCCCCGTACCTCGAACCGTAAAAAGGGATATTACTGGGATCAGGTGGACGATCAACTCACCGACGAAGACATCGAACGCCTTGATCAAGAGGCAATCAACTTCAATCCATCCGTTATCTAAGGAGCTACCTAATGCAACCTTACACGCACCTCCTCGCACTCGCCCGCCGAGCCATCCCGTGGTTCCCTCGTGAGCTTCCTCGTGAGCTTCCTGCTAACGTCACTGGCGATACTAGCTTCAGCGCAGACAACTTGCGGGCCAACAGAGGCAGTCCACACTACACTTACAGACCAGTACGGCTTGCAGCTTAAGGAGAGCCGCGATGCTCCACGCGCTCCCGGCGGTGTGGCAGAACTGTGGATCAATCATCGGACAGGAGCATTCGCGGTGCTGGTGTACCGCAACCGGGCGTAGCCTGCCTTGTACAGACGGGACAGTCTGACAAATTGATCTCGTACGCAACATAACTGACAGCACCCGCAAAGAAGTGGCCAAATATTTCTGGAAGGAACTGTATGTCGAAGAACCTACCCTCCGCGACCCCTCCGTCTGACTATGAACTCATGGTGGGGTCCATCTTTGCTTTCCTTGAGGATGGCATCCCGCATAAAGCCTTATTCGACCTAACAGTTATTGCCCAGACCGCCAAAGAGTTCGAGTCTGGGATGAGCGCTCTGGTCGAACTTGGGGACATCCTTAACGATCATTATGACACCTATGAAATGGAGCCTGACGATGGCACGTACGACGAAATCGAAGACAGCATCTGGGGCACCGAAGGAGACGACTTCGACCCGCCAGAAGACTGGTTCGGAGAAGGTGGCCCCTTTGGCCCCTACGACGAAGACTAAGGAACCTGACACTTGTCAGAAGTGCAAGTTCTTCGAACAAAGCCGATTCCAGAAGGACCATGGGATGTGCAACCGATATCCCACCTCGGTTAACAAACACATCACCGAGTGGTGTGGCGAGTTTCAACCAAAGGAGAAGTAATCATGAGCAACAGAACCGTGCTGATTGACGCCGATATCACCATGTTCCAAGTGGCAGCCGCCCAAGAGGAAGTCTATGAGTTCAACGGCCGTCACGTCCTGCACTCTGACCTCGAGGAAGGCATCAAGGAGCTGGATAGCCAGATTGAGTGGATCATCGAGACCACTGGAAGCAATCGGGCGGCTCTGTTCCTCACAGGGACCAACAACTTCCGCAAGACAGTTCTCCCCACGTACAAGGGCCAGCGCACCCAGCGTAAACCCATGATCCTACCCGGTCTTCGTGAGCATCTGCTCGAGAACTACCCACGATGCTTCCTCGAGGACACCCTCGAAGGCGACGATCTGATTGGCATACACGCCACCAAGCCTCATAAGGGCGAACGCGTGGTCTACTCGATTGACAAGGACATGCTGACCGTCCCCGGTCTCCATTGGAACGAAGAGGATGGCGAGGTGTTCGAGGTTGATCTCAAGTCCGCTGACGACTTCTTCTTTGAGCAAATCCTAACAGGTGACGCCGTGGATAACTACGCGGGCTGCCCCGGTGTTGGACCCGTCGCTGCCAAAGAGATGATCCAAGACCCCTTCAAGTGGGTTCAGGAAACCCGCGTGATGAAATCGGGGAAGAACAAAGGCCTCGCTATCAACGAATGGAAGAAGCACCCCGTCGAGGTTAACAACTACATCGACATTTGGTCCTGCATCGTCAGTGCTTACCACAAGGCAGGCCTTACCGAGAAGGATGCTCTACAACAAGCCCAATGTGCCCGTATCCTGCGCCATGGGGAATATGACTTTGAACAAGGAAAGGTGAGACTATGGACCCCCGAGTGAAATCTGATGGTGGATCAAGCTCCTATTACTTCCTCCCAAAGTGGGCCACCGAGCTGCGCCACGTGATCAGCTTCAAGGGCATGAGTTTCGCCCGAGGTAACATCTTCAAGGCCTGCTACCGCCTCGGTGAGAAGGACGGGACTGACATCAAATATGACATCAACAAGATGCGGCTCTTCCTCGACGATCTGGAAGAGATGTACGAACGAGGAGAAAAGGTATGAACTTCAACGATTATCAAGATCAAGCGAACGACCTCGCAATCTATCCCATTGAGTCGCGACTCGTGTATCCAGCCCTCGGCCTGACAGGTGAAGCCGGTGAGGTTGCTGACAAGATCAAGAAGATCATCCGAGACAAGCACACCTTGTACGCCCGAGAGCGTATCGAGATCGCCAAGGAAGTTGGTGATGTCCTCTGGTACGTCGCTGCACTGGCTCGGGACCTAGGCGTGGACATGGACACCATGGCACAGATGAACCTCGAGAAGCTCCGTGATCGTGCCAAGCGCGACGTGATCGGCGGCTCAGGTGACAACAGGTAACTAGGGTAGCTCCCTAGGATCGAACGACTTCGGGCCATCGTTGCTAAATAAACCCGAACAAACAATCCTCCAAAATAGAGAGAGAGAATTCATGAACGCACCCTCTACACGCGCCCGAGTTGTAACGCGGAGAACATATAACCGTCCGAAGGATGAAACTGGCACCGTATTTGAAACATGGGAAGAAACCGTAGATCGCGTGATCGATCACCAGCGGTGGCTTTGGGAACGCGCTAAGGGTGATCGCCTGACCAACGCCGAACGCGAAGAACTCCACGAACTTCACCAACTCATGCTTGACCGCAAGGCTACCGTCTCAGGGCGCACCCTGTGGCTCGGTGGTACAAAGATCGCCCAGACCCGCGAAGCCTCGCAATTCAACTGCAGCTTCGGAAAGCAGACAACCGTCCATGATGTGGTCGATAGCTTCTGGCTGCTCCTACAGGGATGCGGCGTTGGCTTCGAGCCTGTCGTGGGTACGCTGTCGGGTTTCACCAAGCCGGTCGAGGTTTGTATTGTTAACTCCGATAAGGTTATCGGTGACCCCAAGGGCGTTGAGACGAACCGCTCATATACCTACACCGATATGCACACAAATGAGCGAGTCTATCTACTTGATGTAGGGGATAGTGCAGAAGCATGGGCCAAGGCCGCTGGTAAACTGCTGGCTTGCAAGGAACCTGTGGATCGCATTGTGATCAACTTCAAGCAGGTCCGTGCCGCCGGTATCCGTCTCAAGGGGTACGGCTGGATCAGCTCAGGTGACGAGACCATAAGTAAAGCCTTCGAGGCTATCTGTGCGATCCTCTCGAAACGCGCTGGGCAGCTCCTGACACGTATGGATATCCTCGATGTGTTGAACTGGTTGGGCACCACGTTGTCCTCGCGTCGATCCGCAGAGATCGCTGTGATGCCCGTGACTGACCCCGAGGCTGACGCCTTCATCGACGCCAAGAAGGACTTCTGGCTCCACGGCAACGAGCATCGGCAGCAATCCAACAACTCGCTGATGTTCCACTCTAAGCCCTCCAAGTGGGAACTCTCGCATATCTTCCAAAAGATGATGGATGCGGGTGGGTCCGAACCGGGTTTCATCAACGCGGAAGCAGCCAAGCGCCGCGCTCCGTGGTTCAAGGGTGTGAACCCCTGTGCTGAAATCCTGCTTGGCGACAAGTCGTTCTGCAACCTCGTCGAGATCGACCTCGGGAAGTTCATCACCGATCACGATGGTTTGCGCCATGCGCTGATCTTGGCCGCTCGTGCCAACTACCGGCAAACCTGTGTGAACCTCGATGATGGCGTATTGCAGCGCACATGGCATGAGCTGAACGAGTTCCTGCGTCTGTGTGGTGTGGGCCTGACAGGCATCGTCAAGTATCTCGACATGATCGCCCCGGCGTATCGTGCAGAGTCACTACAGGATATTCGCAGGGCTGCTACTCAAGGTGCAAACTCGATGGCCGACTATATGGGCACCCCGCGTCCGAAGGCTATCACCACGGTGAAGCCCTCGGGCACACTCTCGAAGATCATGGACACGACCGAAGGCGTACACCGCCCGCTGGGTCGCTATATCTTCAATAACATCACCTTCTCGAAGCACGATCCTATCGTCCCTGTCATGCAGGCCGCTGGGTACAAGGTGATTGAGAAGCCGTTTGAGAGTGAAAGCGTCCTGATTACGTTCCCCGTCGCATACGAGGACGTGGAGTTCGATGAGGTCGATGGCAAGCACGTCAACCTAGAGTCCGCTGTCGAGCAACTCGAGCGTTACAAGCTGATGATGGACAACTACGTCGATCACAACTGCTCGGTGACGATCTCATACGACCCTGAGGAAGTCCCCGAGATCATCGAGTGGATTCTGGCGAACTGGGACACCTACGTTGGTGTGTCGTTCATCTACCGCAACGATCCTACGAAGACTGCTGAAGATTTGGGGTACGCATATCTTCCGCAATGTGTTGTAACTAAAGAAGATTATGACGAGTACGTGTATGGGCTTGCTGAGGTAGACCTCGATGGGACCAACACCTTCGATGAACTCACCGACGAAGAATGTGGAACAGGAGCATGTCCAATCCGATGAAGAAAACGCGCGATCCGATGGCACGGGAACTGAGAACACCAAAGTACCGGCCTCGGGTCGTGCCTGACAAATCCAAGAAACTCCCTCGCAAAAGGAAACACAACAGTGAAAGCAACCTATATCGACCACATGGGGACCGACCTGAGCGTAGTTAATGCCGCTCGGGTCTCCTTTGGGAAGATCTCACAGTGGGATAATGTTGACCGATTGATTGAGTACCCTGATATCACGCCAACCCTCTCCAAGTCCGACCAAGGGCTGATCGCTTTCCTGGCTCGGGGTTGTACCTCGGGTGATTGGGATAATATCATCGAAGATGTCATTGGCACATCCATGTGTGATCTCGTTGATCCCGATCTCGATCCTCGGGATGAACTCCTGCCTCTCCTCAAGCACATCCGTAAGATGCCTGACCACTGGACACCCTTTGGTCACACAGCGATCACCCTGCACATGAAGGCACCAATCTTCGTGGCTCGCCAGCTAGGCAAGCATCAGGTGGGCATGGTGTGGAACGAGGTAAGCCGCAGGTACATCTCAGATGACCCTGAGTTCCACTTCCCCTCGGAGTGGCGTGGGGCTGCTGACAACGTCAAACAAGGCTCCAGTGATGGACCCTGTGCTCAAGACGAGTGGGCACAGAGCAAGTATCTGGAACTGATCGAGGAGGCTGAGGCCACCTACAAAGGCATGATCGCAGCGGGAGTATGCGCCGAGCAGGCTCGTATGGTCCTCCCACAAGCCATGGAAACTGAATGGTATTGGACCGGGAACCTCTACAGCTTTGCCAACGTGTTCATCCAACGCACCGACAGTCATGCCCAGCGCGAAGTCCAAGATATCGCCAAGCAGATCGGTGAGATCATCCAACCCCTTTATCCGGTCTCATGGGAGGCACTGACCAAATGAAATACACCGTCTATGGCACACCGGGTTGCAACTATTGCACCCGCGCCATGGACCTCCTCAAGGTCCACAGGAAATACCCGACACCCTAGAGAATAACACCCCAAAGGATTTCCCCTATGAAGCATATCCCAGAGATCACTAAAGAACTCGTTGAGTACCTTGAAGGTATCTGCCCCGATGCTTCTCCCTCTTTGAAATCAGGGGAGAGGGAAATCTGGTGGAACGCGGGCAAGGTCGATCTAGTGAGACACCTTCGAAGCATTCACGCCGAGCAAAATCAAACAATCCTTCAAGGAGACTAAAACCATGTGTGGATCATCTAACGCTCCCCCGCCGCCGCCGCCACCTCCACCGGCACCCCCAGTTCTCGAACAGATCGCACCTAAGTCTGCGGACAGCGACAAAGAGAGCAAGACCAAGAAGAAGGCCAAAGGTTTGAGCCGCTACAAATATGATGACAAAGGCTCAAGTTCCAGCTCTAGTCTCGGCGGTATCCCCAAGAAGACCGGCGTATAAACACCCGATAAATCCCTGAGAGGAACCCATGGAAAACCAAGGCACATGCCAAGCCCGGTACGAGCTGCTTGCGACCAACCGTGAGGTGTACCTCGAGAGGGCGCGGGAAGGCTCGAAGCTGACAATCCCAACGCTAATCCCTGCATCAGGGACAGGCAAGCATACCAACTATCCCACCCCCTATCAAGGCGTAGGTGCGCGTGGGGTAAACAACCTAGCGTCCAAGCTCCTGTTGTCTTTATTCCCGCCCAACTCTCCGTTCTTCGCTATGCGAGTGGATGACTTCATGGCGGACGAACTGGCACAGGAAGACGGCGCTAGGGCGAAGGTTGATGAACAGCTCGGGAAGTACGAGCGGTCAGTCATGCAGTCCATCGAGGACAGCGGTGATCGGTCTGCCCACTTCGAAGCCCTCAAACACCTTATCGTCGGCGGCAACGTCCTCCTATACCTCCCCAAGGATGGTGGAACCAGAGTGTTCCCATTGTCCCGCTATGTCGTCACTCGTGATGCCATGGGCGAAATGATCGAATGTATCATCGAAGAAGAGATGGCGTTCGCATCAGTGGCCGAGGATATACGTGAGCTTATCGCTGATGAACTCAATGCTGCAGAAGCTGATAATGGTCCTGATCCTAAGGCCACCGTCAAGCTGCACACCAAGTTCTACCTCGAGAACGACAAGATTAAGTCGTACCAAGAAGCGAATGGCGTCCGTGTCCCTAAATCAGAAGGAACATGGCCTAAGCTCAAGCCGCCTGTCATTGCTCTCCGGTGGACGCGTATCGACGGCGAAGATTACGGTCGTGGTTACGTCGAAGAATACCTCGGTGACCTAATATCCCTCGAGGGTCTCTCAAAGGCCCTACTCGAGGGATCGGCTGCGGCTGCTCGCCTCGTGTTCCTCGTGCGCCCCAATGGTGTCACCAGAGCCAGGGACGTGATGTCCGCTGAGAACGGCGCTGCTGTCTCAGGTGCTATGGACGACGTTCAGGCCCTACAGGTAAACAAGCAAGCTGACATGAGCGTTGCTGAAAGGCAGATCGGTCAACTGATCGAGCGTCTCAGCTTTGCGTTCCTCATGAACAGCGCAGTGCAGCGCCAAGGTGAACGAGTCACGGCAGAGGAAGTCCGCTACATGGCGGGTGAACTCGAGGATGCCCTAGGTGGTGTCTACTCGATCCTCTCGCAAGAGTATCAGTTGCCCTACGTCATGCGTGTTATTGACCGCCTGACAAAGCAGAAGAAGCTCCCCTCGCTGCCCGATGGTGTCGCCAAGCCAACTATTGTTACTGGTCTGGAAGCACTGGGACGTGGTCATGATCTTACCAAATACGACATGCTGCTCAAAGCACTCGCGCCCCTCGGGCCTGAGGTTCTGGGCCAGTACATGAACGTGGGTGATTACATTACCCGTATCGGCACCGCCCTCGGTATCGACCTAGACGGTCTCGTGAAGACCCAAGAGCAACTCGAGAAAGAACGGGCAGAAGCTCAACAACAACAACAGCAACAGATGATGGCTCAGATGGCTGAGAAAGCTGTCCCCGCCGTAGCCAAAGAAGGCTCCGAGGCAGTCCGTCAGTCTGTACAACCTCAAGAAGGCTAAATCAACATGGTAGAACAAGTAACCATTAAAGCAGACGAGAAAGACGATAGTCTGGAAGCTGCTGCCGCCGCACAAGATGCTGACAAGGCGGTTAAGGATGAACCAAAGCTGAACGGTGAGGATGAAACCCCAGAGCGCCCTGAGTGGCTCCCTGAGAAGTTCAAGACACCTGAGGACATGGCTAAGGCCTATGCTGAACTCGAGAAGGCCAAGAGTAAAGGCGAGGCACCTGACGACAAAGACACTGACGCTACCGCTGAGAAGGCTGTCGATGAAGCTGGTCTCGATATGGATGCCCTTAGCAAGGAGTACTCTGAGAGCGGTGAGCTGTCCAAGGAAAGCCTTGAGGCGCTCTCTAAGGTTGGCATCACTGAGGACATGGTTCAGTCCTACATCACAGGTCAGGAAGCTCAGGCCGCAGCGGCCCAGAAGGAGCTGCTCGAGCCTATCGGTGGTGACATCGAGGCGTACAATAAGCTGACCGCGTGGGCCGGTGATAACCTGTCAGATGCTGAGGTTGACGAGTTCAACTCGGTCCTCGAGACGGGTAACCCCTCGGCGGTCAAGATGGCCATTCGTGATCTCTCGGCCAAGTACGAGAGTGTCAACGGTACTGAACCCGGTCGTCAACTCTCGGGTAAGCCGAATACCTCAGGTGCTGCCGTGTACGAAAGCACTGCTGATCTAATGAAAGATATGTCTAATCCTGAGTACGCCAAGAACCCCGCGTTCCGCGCCAAGGTCGAGGCCAAGCTGGGACGATCCAATATCCTGTAACTTCGGAGGAACCGATATGGTTTCGAACGTACTCACGGGAGGAGGTGATCCTTAGTATCTCCCTGATGGAGGGACAGGGTTACTCTTCCCTCTGCAAGGTACATTAAACCTCAAGATCATGTCCAGATCAAAGAACTGCTCCAAGAGATAAATAACGACCCGCTGGGGGCCTTAGAAGGGTCCCCGGCGCATTCCTGAAGACACCAGTAGAGGGCCGACCTATTGAACCGGTCCGCTGCTGGTGTCTCCACGAGTGCGTCTAGCTAACCACTCTATCCCACCAAACAAGACAAAAACAACGAACTCACAACCGTGAGGCCCTCTGCGGAGGATAACCCATGAGACGTGGCGCTGTGAAGTCCTGAGGTGAACCGCGCAATTCGCGCAAATACCCTTCATAAAACTTCAAATCCTCAGAAAGGATTACCCAATGACTGCTGCTAACCCTAGCCGCGTTGGTCAGGCCAATCTCGCCGGTGCCAACGACGCCCTGTTCCTCAAGGTGTTCTCGGGCGAGGTTATGTCCTCGTTCAACGCGAACACCGTAATGGCCGACAAGACCCGCGTTCGTAACATCACGAGCGGTAAGTCGGCACAATTCCCTGCCATCGGTCGCATCAAAGCTGAGTACCACGCTCCCGGCGCTGAAATCCGTGGCAACAAGGTCGAACATGGCGAGAAAGTCGTGACCATTGATGACCTTCTGATCTCCGACAGCTTCATCGCCAACATTGACGAAGCCAAGAACCACTATGAGGTTCGCTCGGAATACTCTCTGCAGATGGGTGCTGCCCTCGCGCAAACCTATGACCGCTCGCTGATCTCGTTGGCTGTCAAGACCGCAGCCGCTGCTGACGATGGTGCCGTTGCTGACCAAGGTGCTGCGACCAACACCAACATTGGTGAAACCCCAACAGTCTCTACCATCGTTGAAGCTATTTACCAAGAAGCTGCTGCCATGGATGAACTGTACCTGCCAGCCGATGATCGCTTTGTGATCGTCTCGCCTTCGACATACTGGAAGCTCGTACAGAGCGACAAGCTGGTCGACCGTGACTTCGGTGACAACGGTTCGTACTCCGCTGGTACTATCATGAAGGTTGCAGGCATGTCCATCGTGAAGTCGCCCAACCTCGGCATCGACCACACAGCGAACACCTCTGAATACCCTGACTTCAACACGAAGTACATGACGGACACGACGGGCATCTCCGCTCTGGTCATGCAGCGCACCGCGCTCGCCACCGTCAAGCTGATGGAGCTGGCTTCCGAGAGCGAGTACGACATCCGCCGTCAGGGCACCCTGATGGTCTCCAAGATGGCTTGCGGCCACGGCGCTGTCCGTCCCGAAGGTATCCGTACGCTTACCGCAGCGGACTAATCCTTCCTGTATGGTAGCGATTACCTAAACGACAACACCCTCTCTCGTATCGCACGAGAGGGGGTATTTTCAGCCTACCCGAGAAAGGATCGCTGATGGCTTACCTCATCACGCCAACGACGGAACTCGAAGCCGTCAATGAGTGCCTCGAGAACATCGGACAGGCGCCCGTGAGTTCAATCTCAGGTGACATCAGTGTAGATGCTCAGATTGCGCTCAACTTCGTACGCAAGGTGAACCGTGAGCTGCAATCCCGAGGTTGGCACTGGAACACCGATAAGAATTACCCCCTGACGCCTAACAACTATGGGGACATTGTACTCCCGTCTGGCACGATGGCCGTCCGTAGCTATGGGGAAGACGAGGGGCGAGACGTGGTCCTTCGAGGGCCTGCTCTCTACGACCGTGATAACCGCACATACCGGTTCACTGAGGTTGTGAAGACTCAGATCACTATTGCCCTTACATTCGAAGAACTCCCCGAGACAGCCCGTCGGTACATCGCGTTGAAAGCGGCAAGGGTCTTCCAAAACAGAGTGGAAGGTCGCGAGGACGGAAGTGACATGCGCGACGAGATGCAGGCCATGGCAATCCTCATGGCTGACGAGCTTCGAAGTGAGCGCAACAACGCACTCACTGATAACTGGACCACTACTGGCACCGTACGTCGCCACCCGTTCGGTTACCTAGAACGATAATTAAGATCTAAAATGGAGTAATCCCCACCATGGCATTCGTGGCAAACACGATCCCCAACCTCGTGTCTGGGGTTTCTCAACAGCCATCGTCTTCACGCCTGAAAACATCAGGTGAGCAGATGGTGAACGCGTTCCCCTCAGTGGTCTCAGGGTTGATCAAGAGACCGCCCTCGGAGTTCGTCCGTGAGCTATCCCCAAACATGGCCGTGAGTGACACCGCAGCGGTCCACATGATTAACCGTGACGCAAACGAGAAGTATATCCTCGTGTGTGGCGATGGGGACCTAGAGTTGTATGACGAGGAAGGGACAAAGCAGACCGTATCGTTCCCCTATGGGAAGGATTACCTGCCCACCGCCGATATCTGGCGCAAGATGCGCTTTGTCACAGTGGCTGATACCACGTTCATGCTCAACACGGATATTATGGTTCAGGCAACAGACATCCCTGAGGCATCTCCATCCCTAAAGACCGTGGGGCAGGTAACCATCAATCAGGCCGTGGACAGCTTCACGTACACCATTACAGTCGATGGGACGACCTACGCGGAGTACACATCTGTCACACCGCAGCCGGCAACCGTTGGGCAAGGGGGAGGTATCCAGCCGGAAATCCCCTCAGACACTCTCTTAGACATCGCTACAGGTCTATTCAACGACATGGTCGCCCGAGGGTACACCTCAGCTGAACGAGCGTACACCACGATCACCTTTGATGTCCCTGACGATGCTACCGTCGCAGGACCCACCTACGTCACCACCAGCACGTTGCAAATACCGATCACTGGTGTTGGCGACTTTCGTCAGAACCCGGCACTGAAAGGCTCCGTGTTCATCAAGAAGGCTGTGGCCTCAGTGAACTATGCGGTCTACGTGGGAGACACCTTGGCTGGATCGACGGCCACAAGCTCCAACACAACTGCAGGTACTGCCCTTGAGGGCACCGCAGAGATCGCTCGAAATCTGGCAGTGGACATGCGGGCCAATGGTTACCTAAGCGCAGAGGCCGTGGGCACAACCGTCACGCTGGACATTGCAGATGGAGAGGAGCTCACCGTTCTCGATGAGTTTGGTGGTGGCTCTATGGAAGCCTATACGGACACCATTCAGGCGTTCGATGATCTGCCTCCGAGTGAACTCAATGGTCGCTTGGTGAAAATTCAAGGTGACTTGGAGGTAGCCGGCAGTAGCTATTGGGTCGAGTTCAAGGATGGTATCTGGACCGAGAGTGTTGGCTATGAGGCCAAGCGCGGTCTGGACGCGGCAACCATGCCCCACGTTCTCGTGAAGGTAGGGACCAACCAGTTCGAGTTCCGTCAAAACGATTGGAAGGACCGCTTGGTTGGGGACGAAGATAGTAACCCCGACCCCAGCTTCGTCGGTCAAAAGATCAACAATATGTTTCTTTTCAAAGGTCGCCTAGGTCTTCTGTCAGGTGAGAATGTTATCCTGTCTGAAGTGGCAAAACTTGAGAACTTCTATAGAACCACCGTGGTTCAGCTCCTGTCCACAGACTTGATTGATATTGCATCCACGACAGGCCGAGTTTCAACTCTGTATCACGCAGCGTCGTTCTCTGACGAATTGATCCTCTTCTCGGACAAGCAACAGTTCCGTTTGTCCTCGGCCAACGTCCTATCCGCTGAAACTGTGGGCATCACCAACTCGACAGGATACCCGTGTTCAACTCTGGTCGCCCCTGTGACCGTTGGGTCAAGCGCATATTTCATCGCGGAGGGTGCCACGAACTCGCTCGCACGGGAAATCTTCATCGACGGTGATCGTGAGACAGTGAGTGGCGAAGACATCGCTGTTCAGGTTCCCAGCTACATTCCCTTGAACATTCGAGGGCTGGCCGCATCCACAGCGGCTGACGTGTTCTTGGCCCTTTCTGAGGACAAGCCCAACGAACTCTACGTCTACAAGTGGTACATCACGGAGCGGAAGAAAATCCAATCCGCATGGTGCAAGTGGACCTTCGATGAGAATGTGAACATCGTGGGAATGGGGTTCCTCGAGGGATACCTCTACCTCGTCTACAAGGTGGGCGATGATGTGCGTATTGACCGTATCTTGATAGAGCCTATTCTCGAAAAGGAACTGTTGCTCGATCACCAGATCACCAAGGCAGACTTCACGTCGATCACCTACGACGGGACCGCCGACGAGACAACCGTTGTGACCCCCTACGACACCCCTGCGATCCTTGAGTTCTACAAGACCGATGCAGGGGCATTTGCGCCATACGACGGTGTTACCAAGTCAGCCGCAAACACCTATGTGATCCCCGGTGACGTAACGGCTAACCAAATCACCGCAGGGATCAACTACGAGTTTCTCTATGAGTTCTCAAGTCAGTATCTCCGAGAGAAAGGCAGTGAAGGTGAAAGCCCCATCCAAGATGGGCGGCTACAGCTCCGTTATTTCTCTGTGATCTATACCAACACGTCTTACTTCGAGGCTCACGTTACCCCCAAGGGCAGCCAAACGTCGGTATCCGTGTTTAACGGTAGGCTCTTAGGTGACCCTGATAACGTGGTCGATCTCATTCCAAAGGATACAGGAGAGTTCAAGTTTCCAGTGTTTGCTCAGAATGAGGAAGTGATCATCCAACTGAAATCCAACCAACCCTACCCGGTATCCATTGGCTCCGTTGAGTGGACGGCTGTTTATAAGCAAAAGGCTAAGAGAGTATAATGACCAATAAAGGCTACGTCAGAACTGCAAACAGCGCAGACATCCCTATTGTCGCTCAAGACATGCGGGATGCTGACGTGGCCGAGGTCCAAGCATACTCAGGGCACACCCCCGAGCAGGCACTCAAGAATGGCCTCACATACCCCGGTTGCACCACGAGGTCGATATGTCTTCCCACTGGTGTCCCCGTCGGTATGTTCGGGGTTGTCCCCACAGATCAGCCTAGGGTCGGCGTCATATGGATGCTGGCCTCGAAAGGTATAACTCAAATCCAACGGCAGTTCCTAAGGGAAAGCCGAGGTGAGATCAACGGCCTCATTCGAGGATACGATCTCGTATTCAATTTCACAGATGCCCGTAACACTACCCACCACAGGTGGATCAAGTGGGCTGGCTTCACGATTATCAAGAAACACGAGAACTTCGGGAAAGAGCAACGACCGTTCCTCGAGTTCACCCGCATAGTGGAGAAAGATTATGTGTGAACCAACCACGATTGCGATGGCTGGTCTCTCCGCCATGGGGAGCATGTCTGCAATCAACGACCAGAATGACGCAGCGGCGGCTAACAGAAGAAACGCCATCACCGCGCAGAATAATAAGATCGAGGACCAAGGTCGCCAATACATCGAGCAGAACCGTTCGTTGATCCAAGGGGGCTTCGATAGCGTCCTAGCGGGCCGAGCGGCTCAGGCCGACGCTTATACCGCTGCTATCGCCAACGGCGTACAGGGTAACTCGGTGAAGGCCATGCTCTCCGATCAGCGTATGGCCTCCCAGCGGAACACCCAGCGCACTAATCAAGAGATGTCTAGCCTCTCGGATCAAACCGATGCGAACTTCAGAAATATCCGTGCTGGTACCCAAGGCAAGATCAACTCAGTGTCCACCACCAGTTTCGGATTGGGGGACGCAGCGCAAGCACTCACTCCCATCATCCGTAACGAAATGGAGTAACACATAATGGCACCTCGCAATACACGGGTAAATCCCGAAGTCGAAGTCCGAAGCCCAGCGCGTAGTTTCGCTAAGGTCCTCGACAATTACTATGCCCCTTCGCGGGATCGCCGGGGTGAACAAGCATTCCAACAGGGCGTGAACGCGTTTGGGGGTCTCCTCGAAGAGAAGGCCAACCGGCTCAAATCCCAACGTCGCGAAGATGAAACCCAACAGGGCGTCGCAGACGCAATGCGTGAACAAGCTGGTGAGGAAATGAAGGGCGTCAAGACAGGCTCCATCTTCCGCCAGAACTCATCGTTCTACATGGCTGGCCTCAATGAAACCCGTGGTAAAGCCGCAGGAAACCGCTTTAAGCCGGAAACTTATCGGGCCTACGAAGAGTGGCCCGGTAAATATACCGACGATGACGGAACTGCCGTCCGCCAGTGGATGAACGACCGCGTCGCCGTCTTCATTGACAGCCTCGGGGACGACCCGAACAAGATCGCTGGGGCACTCCCGATCATCAACGAGATCACTCAAAATCTGGCAGCGCGCCACACTGCGTTCACCAACAAGCGCCTCGAACAGGAAAGCATGGACGCGTACGATGAGATCGTATCTGGCGTGTTCGACGACCTGTCCAGCGGTGATCTCGACATGGAAGAGGCAGTCGACGCAATCGCGAACGAAGCCGATATGATGTACACCACAGACGGTGCCAAAGCGAACGACCGAGTGGTTGGAGCAGCAATCCGTCATGCGAACATAAACAACGACCCTGCGTCGCTCTTCGTGATGGCTAAGGCCCACGATACGGGGAAACTCAAGCTGTCTCAGACAAACAATGATCGTCTTGCAAATGCCCGGGAGGCGGTTGAGGCTAAAATCCAGCGCAAGGCCAACCGTGAGAGTGCCGAAGAGGCGGAAGCACGGAGGGAACGTGGGCTTGAGGTCACTCAGTCGTGGTACGAGCAACTCCAAAAGAACCCGTACACCGATATCACAGAATGGGCCGCTCAGAATGGCGTTGAGGGTATTCACTTCAAGAACCTTAATAGCCTGCAGTCCACACTCATCCGAGGCAAGGAGGTCACCGATCCTACGATCACCACACAGCAACGTATCGAATTCGAAGAGGACCTGTATAACGCAAAGACACGAACAGAAAAGATTGATGAACTTAAAAACTTCACTGCTGCAAATCCAACGGCCCTGACAGGTAATGAAATCTCCAGATATGTAGATCATTCCTTCAAATCCACTGATGAAGGCTCGATCATCAACGATCCCATAATCCGTCGGTTTCGTAAGAGCTTCGGGGATACACTCGGTACGTTCTCTGAGGGCAACAAATACCTCAGCACGGACCAATCTCCGTTCATCAAGACCCAAGGCATCGAAGCATATAACAGCTTCTTGGTGAACAACAGTAAGAACGTGGATATGTCGGACCCCTCTGCACTAATGGAACTCCATGAGCAAGCAGAAGCGGCTGCCATCAAGGAACTCACCAAGGTGTTCCCCGACCAGATGAGTCGGAAGGCGAAAAGCCAGCCAGAAGCTGGTGAAGTCCTAGGTGTCCCCGATGAACTGGAAGAACGCCAAGAGGAAGAAGATGCGGCTGCTGCGGAAGAGTTCAGAAGGATGCTCGCGGAGACCGAAGCGGAGACCGAAGGTGTTCAAGGCGAAGAGACACTAATCGAGCCTACTGACGCTGAACCTGTTGAGATCGATCCACAGGCACTGGAAGAAGAGCCAGCGCCGTTCGATGATCCCAATACTGATCAGGAATACTCTCCAGTTCGTGAAGGTTTCTATGGCGAGATGATCAACCGATTTACCGATGGTGAGGACACTCGGACAACACTGGAATCTGCTACCAGTGTCCTTCAGGACAACCCCGATCTTAAAGAGGGCATCAGCAGTTTGGCCACGAAGTACAACGTCCCTCCAAATGCTCTCATGGCGATCATGGACTTTGAAACAGGTGGTTCGTTCGATCCAGCAGAAACAAACCAAGCAGGGTCCGGTGCAACTGGTTTGATCCAGTTCATGCCCGAGACAGCCAGAAGCCTAGGTACAACCACTGCTGAACTGGCTCAGATGTCCCAAACTGAGCAACTCGTGTACGTCGAGAAATACTTCGACCAATTCGGGGACCGCCTCTCAGGGGGCAACTTGGACGACATCTATATGGCCGTCCTATGGCCCAAAGCAATCGGCAAACCCGATGGCTACGTTCTCTTCCGTCGTGGCACCGTGGCCTACCGACAGAATTCAGGTCTCGATCACAACGAAGACGGAACCATCTCGAAGTACGAAGCGGCCACGAAAGTGAGGCGCACGTTCTACGGGTATTAAACTAAGGAAACCCCCAAATGGCAGATTATGAAGAAATCCCTCAGCAGGCTATCGACAGCCTGTTAGCCAACCCTGAGAAAGCCAGTGGATTCGATCAGGTGTTTGGTAAGGGACGGGCAGAGGAGGTTCTCGCAAGCCGGGACCCTCAGCCCAAACCTAAGGCCAAGAAGTCCCCTGAGATGGGGTTCTTCGAGACGGTATGGGATGTAACAGGTCGTGCCGTTGGGTCCGGTTCCGAACGAGCCGTCAACGAAACCTTTGACGCTGCTGAGAGCTTCGACCGTTGGGCCTCCACCAATCTTGACTCCATCGGTATTCCTTCGCGTCTACAACTCGTGAACAAGGATGGTAACTTCGACTTCGACCTCAAGTATAACCATGAGGTTGACATGGATGCCCCCTCGTATGGTGCTCTAAATATCGACCTGTTCGATGACCCTAAAACCATCACAGGCGGCATCGTATCAGGCGTCGCACAGTTTGGTGTGGGCTTCTTGGGTGCAGGCAAA